AACAAACCAACACCGGATTGTACCTAGAGACAAGTCAGTACGGTATTAAAGATATAAATGTCGATCATGACAGCACCTCGCAACTGAACGTCTCGATTTATGATAATTATTTCCACTATTTCAGAAGCGAACCTTCTATTCATGAAATACGTTCAGCGTTCAGAGCATTTAATCTTAGGTCACCAACCGTAAACCAAGCATCTTGTATTCAGACACTGCTGAAAGAAGGGCGACTATCAAAGTTCTATAATAACCCAACGCCGCCAGCGATTGGTCGTGTAGAAAACGCCGAGGTCGGTGAATACCTTGGCGAAACGCTTCTCGGCAATCCATTAGAGAACCGCAGCAAGAAGTTTTCTGCTGGAAGAAAAACCATACCAGAAAGATTAAGCGATCCGCGTTATTCTAAAAATGTACAACGCGACTGGCACAAAGAATTTACCGCTGCTACAAAACTATCCGATACGCAGACACTTGGTGAATACCTTGGTAGCATAGGCGACCCAAGATCTACTAGCAATTTATCTAACAATAAGGTAGATCAACTTTCCTTGGTCGATAATCTGCGCAAACACTCAGAGATAGTGGATTTGGTGAATAACGCTCCTGCGTTTAAAAACCAACGTTTTGTTGTAACAGAAGGTTATGCTGATCTGTTGCCCGAAGTAGAATTTGACGATGGTGTGTTGAATGCTATACCTTCTGGAAAGAAAGACGGCAGCGTTGCTGTATATAAACTCTTGAATGCTGCAGGTAAAATGGATCTTGCGAAGACCTTTGACCTTGCTGTCTACCTGAAAGATCACGCGATATTCGAATGGATAGCATTGGACTATGATACATTTGACCCGAACGGTTTATTATCTTGCCAAATTATAATCGGCACGAATCCTTTAGAAGAAAGTTTGCTCGGTTCACTCGCTGGAGTTATTGGATTGAGTGACACGTATGATATCTTCACATACTTTAATCAAACTCTTCTTGCAAAGGAATTCGTTGAGGTTCTCCCGCAATCAGTATAAATAAAAGAAAAAAGTGATTTCTTATGGCCACTAGAAGAATCGTTGCATACGAAGACGGTGCAAATAACCGTACAAGTTTAGTATCAAGCAAGCAGACTTCGTATACTGATATAGACCTCACCTTTGAAGCGAAACCAGGTCCTGGTGGCGGTAAGAAAGGCGACATATATAAAAAGTTTAATATCGGTGCGGTTCTTCAGGCATGTAAGAATGTACTGCTGACCGATAAAGGCGAGAAACCGTTTAATCCTGATTTTGGTATAGGCGCAACGTCGCAGTTATTTGAACTAAACGATGCGATAACTCGTCGTAAGATTGAGCGACAAATTAGTATTAATATACCGTTTTACGAACCAAGAGTAGAAGTCAGAAAAATAATTTTCAAGGCATCAGAAAGTAGTCCTCATACACTTGCCTTGACAGTAGAGTTATCAATACTTTCTACGAATGAAACAGTAACCCTCACCACTTTCATTAACAGGTTGAGATAATGTCCGATACAACAATCAAATCTACAAGTTTAGATTTTAATGCGATTAAAAATAATCTAAAGACCTTCTTGCAATCGAAGGAGGAGTTCACGGATTATAACTTCGAGGCATCTGGATTGTCTAACATCCTTGACGTCTTGGCGTATAACACGCATTATAACGCGCTCTTAGCAAACTTTACCTTAAACGAATCTTTCTTGACAACAGCACAATTACGCGGAAGCGTGGTATCGCTTGCTTCTAGCATAGGGTATATCGCTCACTCGAAACGAGCATCAGTTGCTATTGTCAATCTTCGTTTAGACTTATCCGGTGTTGTTAACCGACCTTCTATTATTCAACTTTCTTCTGGCACCAAATTTAATGGAAGCGTTGATAATGTGAATTATGTTTTTCAAACACGAGAAACATTAACGGCGAATGATGACAGCGGTATCTACATCTTTAAAGACGTTTTGGGTTCTTCTGACATTAAACTATACGAAGGGTTGATCGCAACGAAAACATTTCTTGTCGGATCGTATGAAGAGAATCCGATATATGTTATTCCTGATTTACAGATGGATACTTCAACTGCTATCGTCAGCGTAAAGAGTTCACCGTCCGCAACTGAAACGGTCACATATACTAACATTACAGAAGCAACGTCAATCGACGAAACCTCAAAGTTGTACGTCTTGCGCGAATCGCCAAATGGTTTCTATGAGCTTTCTTTCAGTAACGGCACAACGTTGGGCGTTACGCCCTCTTCTGGTAATCAGATCACAGTTTCATACTTGCGTGCTACAGGACCAGAAGCAAACGGATCAAATATCTTCGTGCCGCAAAATGATGTAAATGTTAATGGTGTAGACTATACCTTATCAGTTACTACATCTTCAGCGGCATCTGGTGGTACTGAAAAAGAAAACATTGAATCAATACGAAAGAACGCACCGTATCAGTATGCTGCACAAAACCGATTGGTGACTGCTGCAGATTACAGTGCGATTGCTCTACGGGAATATGGTTCCTTTATTGAAGATATACAAGCTTGGGGCGGACAGGATAATTTGCAACCAGAGTTTGGCACCGTCTATATGTCCATTAAATTTAAGGATGGCGTGCAAGCAAGTATTCAACAAACCATCAAAGACGGAATAGTTGCCTTAGCGAACGACCTTGCCGTTGTTTCATTTACACTACGTTTCGCCGATCCGATTACCACATATCTCGAAACCAATCTATTCTTCCAGTTTAATCAAAACTTGACAACATTTACCATCGGCAGAACCGAAAATGATGTTGAGTCAGTTGTCAGAAATTATTTCACAACCAACACTGGTGGATTCTTTGAGTCTTTCCGTAGATCAAATATGCTAGCATTGGTAGATGATGTCAGCACCGCTGTTCTTTCTTCTCGTTGTGATGTGAAATTACAGCAGCGCATTACTCCTGATTTATCAACTAGCAAGTCATACACTTTGAAGTATCCAGTTCCTATTGAAGCACCAAACTCTGAAACGCATACCATCACCAGTTCTTTGTTTAGATACTCTGGCGTCACTTCTGCCTGCAGCATTAAGAATAAACTCGGAACTAATATTCTACAGGTCGTAGCAAATAATTCTTCTAACGATGTGATAGTTGATGACGTTGGTTCTTTTGTAGCAGGCACAGGTACTTTAAACCTTGTAGGATTTGCGCCAACTGCTATCACTGCTGGCGTAAACTATCTTAAGATAAAAGCAGTTCCTGGTAATCAGAGTGCTGTTTCGCCGACTCTAAATAATATCATTGAATTCGACGAAGGCGAATCAATTAGCAGAGGCGTTCCTGTAACAAGTCTATAATGGATATTACTACTAAAGACATAAACAGGCGCAATCTAGAATTTAATCGAAATTTTGTTCGAGATGTTCTACCGAGTTACTTCGTTGAAGAATATCCTAACATCATTAAATTTCTTGAGTATGCGCTTGAGCATCTAAAGGAGTCCGGCACGGGTGACGTGACGATTGACGACTTTAGAACTATACGTGATATAACGCAGACCAACGAGGCGCTTTTAAAATATATCGAGAACGAACTCCTTCTTGGAGAAAACTATTTTAAAGGATTTTCGGATAGAAGGGCAGCGGCAAAGTACAGCAGCATTCTGTATCAGTCAAAGGGTTCTAAGTATTCCATACAGCAGTTCTTTCGAACTTTCTATGGCGTAGACCCTGAGATTGTTTACACCAAAAGCAAAGTCTTTCACGTATACGGCGAAAGTCAAACTGATTCGTTTATTGGCGCTGGGTCAGATAAGTTTTTAATTAACGATAAACTTTATCAGACTTATGCTCTGCTGATTAAAGTATCCTTGCCTGCAAGTGTTTGGGGTGAGGCATATAAACTTTTTGTCCACCCTGCTGGGTTTTATTTCGGTAACGAAGTACAGATCGTTTCGATAGGACAACTAGATATACTGACACCAGAGGTCATTGCAGAAGATCCTGAGGTTGGTATTCTTACTCAAGAAAGCGTTCTGGCGCAGAGTTTCGTGACTGACGCGACAGGTATTATAACGTCAGAAGACTCTGATGGTATCGCGCGAGTATACCTTGAAGATACACTTGGTCGGTTTGCTGCTGACTCTGATCTCACCTTGGGTGATGTTGAGAATCAGTATGAATCGTTGCAAGAAATTGCTATTGCTACGTCTCCAACCTTTGATGATGATAGTGCTGCGTCTAGACCAGCAATTAGAATGTCTAATACGCTGGAGACCATGGACCAAGGCAAGTATGATATATTGGAGTCGTACGATGGCGGCAGTTCGTCAACAGTAACATTTGAAACAATAATAGATGGCGGTGTTTCGTCAACAACGAGTTTCGTTGAAACAATTTCAGGAGGATAAAAGTGGCAACTAGAATTCAACTTCGTAGGGATACTGCCGCTAATTGGACTAGCAATAACCCAACGCTCGCCAACGGTGAGATGGGCGTAGAGACAGATACATTCAAGTTCAAGATTGGTAACGGATCGACTGCTTGGAACGCACTACAATATGCTTCCTCAACGTCATCGTATGCTGACTCAGATGTAAACGTGCACTTAAACACAAGCACTGCTGCATCTGGCGAGTATCTAAGTTGGAACGGTTCTGACTATTCATGGGATTCTGTTCCTGCAGGATACGCCGATTCAGACGTCGGCGCTCATCTAAACGTCATCAGTGCTACTTCTGGACAGTTCTTGAGTTGGAACGGAACTGATTATGCATGGGATTCTGCTGATTTAGCCGCTACTGACCCCCTATCAATGTACCAAGATGCTGGAACGGCTCCAACACCCTACGTCTGGATGGATTTTGGCAACAATATGAATGACTCTGGGAGTGCTAACCTTCCAGCCACCAGTGGTGCTACGCCGGTATATACAAGTGACAGAGACGGGGTTAGCAATCACGCCTATGTCTTTGGCAATGGCTCAACATTAGGTTGGGTAACAAGCCCTGCTAGCCCAAATAGCGATTTTTTCTGGGGCATTTGGTATAAATCAGACGGCGCAACATTTGGTTCGAACGCAATTATTTTAGGTACTGCCTATAGCGTAGGCAATGAGTTAATTCACATAGGCGCTACGCCGGTAAATTCTACTACGGCACAGCTTCAAATAAAGCATACAGAAAACGGCGCTTGGGTTACCTCTGTTGCCTCTATACAGCCAACGTGGACAGATTGGAACCATTACGCAATGGTGAAATCTGGCAATAGCCTATATCTTTACTTGAATGGCGCAGTTGTAGCCACAGATACTTTAGCGGGAACATATACCTATCAAAATAGTTTAAATGTCGGTCTATACGTCTCAGGTAGGGCAACCGGCGATTATGATGATATTCAGCTTTATACAACTATACCTATTACTGCGGGAGAGAGATTTAATACAAACAACATTGGCGGCGGGGCTGTCAAAGTTGGAGAGCTTGAAGTTACAGGCAACCAGACAAACTCTCTATTCAAAGTAAGGCAATACGAATCAGGAGTGTTAACGGAATACACGACTGCTGATTTTGTATCAGCAGGATACGCCGATTCAGACGTCAACGCTCATCTAAACATCGACAGCGCAACCAGTGGTCAGTTCTTGAGTTGGGACGGAACTGATTATGCATGGGACTCTGTTTCTGCATCACCTTGGACAGACAACACATCGTATGTGACCTATGTTGGTGATGTTGTTATTGGCAGAGATATTAGTCCAGACAACATCAATGCTAACTGGAAAGGAATAACGGTAGCAGGACCAACAGGCGGTGGAATTAATTTTCAAAACTCGCTTGGCAATCAATTAGCAGGAAGGATTATTGGCAATGGTGCCAGTCTGCAAATACGTCCTGGTACTGGTGGTAACATACAACTAGAAGATCCTCTCGGCGCTGATGTACTCAAAATCAATAATGATAAGACGGTTGAATTTGCCGGTGCATTCACATTTCCTAACACCGACGGAACTGCGAACCAAGTATTAACTACTGACGGTGCTGGAACAGTTACATGGAATTCTGCTGGCGGTGGTGGTCTAGACTCTGCTGCTGTTGCCGCACTTATAGATTCAGATCTGCAGAATCCAACGACACTTACTATTGGAAGTTCTTCTAGCAAAATCGTAATAGGAAGTGGAGCGAGTACTAGTGGGTCATCAACAGTTTCCGTTGGAATCAACTCCACTACCTCTGCAAATGCATCAGTTGCCGTTGGAAGTTCTTCAAATGTCTCATCTATCGGTGGCGTAGCTATCGGATTGCGTGCCAGTGCTACTGGCAGTGCCTCGGTTGCTGTTGGCGGGGACGCTGATGCAACCGGCAGTGGAAATACCGCTTTCGGGCATACTTCTCAGGCAACTGCGGCGGGCGGCGGCGCAACATCTATTGGGGGGAGTTCGAACGCGACCGGCACCGGGACCACAGCAATTGGTCGTATAACTAATAGTAGCGGTACGTATTCAACTTCATTAGGGTACAACGCGCGCACCAGCGGCAATTATTCTATAGCAATAGGCGCTGATACATTATCAAGCGGGAACAATTCGATATGCATTTCTGCTGACACTAGTTCTTTTACCAATAGTAATGTGAACGGAATTGACATACGAACGTCGGATTCTGCTTCTATACATTACTCTCAGGATTCTGATTTTGTTTTCGGTGCTGGCGTTACGATGACAGATCTAGTCTCAACTGGTGCCACTATTGTCTTTAACAACCTTCCAACTTCTGATCCTGTTAATGCGGGGCAACTTTGGAATGATTCGGGAACTTTAAAAGTATCGGCAGGATAATTTTACAAACGACTATAAATAAATGAAAATCGAACGGGTTTTATAAATGGCCAGACAAAATATATTTACAGGAACAGTAGCAAATGATCGGACGGGCGATACGCTTCGTCAAGCTGCTGAGAAAATTAATGAGACATTTGTAGAACTGTATCAGTATCTTGGCGGCGATAGTGATCAACTATCCTCGTTGGTATCTGTAAGTGCTACTGGTGTCACTCTTGACGGCAGTTTGGTTTACGGTTCTGAAACTCTTGACTCTGCTGGCGGCACAGGTAATGCGGCGAGTTTAGTCAAACCATTGACAGTCTTTAGCAATACTGACGCGCAGTCATTTACTCTGGCGAATGCTTCTGCTACTGGTCACTCTAAAAAGTTTATAACTACTGGAGCAGGTACAGCAACAATCACGCCAACAAGTTTTGCTAACGGAACGTCAATTAATCTAGCGCAAAATGGCGCTTGCGAATTAATTTGGGGCGGGAGTAACTGGCATTTGTTTAGCGATGTTGACTCTGCTTCTGCGCTCACGATCTCACCATAATGTAGTGGAATAAAATAATGGCATCTACAGTAACATATAATTTTAGAGACCTTGCTATTGATAAAATCTTTGAGGACATAGATTCTTCAGGGACTAATCATTACGTCGGCATTGGTAGGTCACAAGACTGGACGGATAGTGACGGAAGCGGTTCTTTGGTTCCGGAAGCTGCTTCTAATAGTCCTAGAGTTACTCGTAACCTTCGTCAAAACTTGCAATCGATTAAGAAAGTTTCTGACCGCGAGTTTGTTGTACCTCGCTATAATTGGTCTTCTGGTACAATTTACAGCGCATATGACGATGCGTATACAAGCAACTCACTGATCAACCCATACTATGTGTTGACGGCAGACAATTCTGTTTATATTTGTCTACAGCAAGGCAAGAACAGCGCAGGTTCGGCTGTTACTTCAACTGTACTGCCGTCAGGAACTTCTACCGATCCATTCAAAACAGCAGATGGTTATGTTTGGAAGTATTTGTTCACGTTGACATCAGGTAATGCCAACAAGTATTTGTCTGCTAATTTCCTTCCGGCCACTTTTGTAGATTCCGCTGGCAGTGGCGACCCGCTCGCGACTCAGGAACAGTATAGCGTTCAAAATGCTGCAGACTCTGGTGAGATTATTGGAATCGTTGTCACCAATGGCGGTACAGGTTATACAAGCACACCAACAGTTACTATTAACGGTGACGGTTCGGGTGCAACTGCAGTGGCAACCGTATCTGGCGGCGCGATAACGAAGATTGAAATAAAGGATAGTGATGGACTTGGAACCGCAGGATTCCAGTATGGTACAGGTTATCGTTATGCTACTGTAGAGTTCAGCGGCGGCGGTGGTGCAGGAGCAACCGCGCGAACTATTCATGGTCCGCTCGCTGGTATCGGAGCAAACCCAAGAGAAGACCTTCGCGCATCATCTTTAATGGTCAATGTTAAAATTGATGGAGCAGAAGGCGGCGACTTTATTACCGATAACGATTACCGTCAGATTAGTTTCTTTAAGAACTTTACTCAATACGACAGCAGCGGTTTATTTACAGACGCAACAGGCGATTGCTTGCGTAGACTCAAGTTTGATACAGGAACATATTCCGGCACTATCGTAAATGATATGTTGATAACCCAAAGTTCATCAGGCGCTTCAGCATATGTTGATAACTTTGATGGTACTGATACGATTCGTTATCACCAAACCGAAGAGACAGGTTTCGTTAACTTCCAAGAAAACGCAGCAGTTACATTCTCTGGCGGCGGATTTACTTTGCTCACTACAGCAGACAGTGCACTCATAGCACCCGATATAGATATTTACAGCGGTGAGGTGTTGTACTTCGATAACAGAGCAACCGTGTCAAGAGCGGCAGATCAAACCGAAGACGTAAAAATTGTTATTCAATTTTAATGGTGGAATTATAAATGGCAAGCAATAGATCAAAGAATATATTTGCGACCACATACAAGGATGATTTCCTTGATAGCGATAACTATCATCGAATCCTTTTTAACAGTGGTCGTGCGCTTCAGGCAAGGGAACTTACACAACTTCAGACTATCATTCAACGTGAGATTGAAAGATTCGGAAGAAATATATTCAAAGACGGTGCTGCCGTTGACCCAATTTCTAATATCTTTGTTAATAAGATCGATTTTGTAAAACTCGCTTCCGGTACGCTCCCAGCTGCAGGAACCGAACTCACAGGCGCCACCAGTGGTGTTGTAGCAGTAGTGCGGGAAACTATAGCAGCTGCTGACGGAGACCCAGACACCCTTCTCGTTGATTATACAGACACTTCTTCGGGCACTCCTGGTGCGACGCCTGTGACGTTCACTGCAGGCGAAACGCTGAATCCTGGCGGTTTAGTTATCGCTGGTAGCAATGCTTTTGGTAAGAGCACCAAGGGACTCACCGGCGAAGGTGTATTTTTTGTTCAGGGTCACTTCGTTTATAGTGAAGCGCAAGAAACAATTGTCTCCAAGTACAGTTCTACTCCTACTGACGATCTTGGGTTCAAAGTAGAAGAACGCATATTAACCACTGATGACGATGCTGCGCTTTACGATAATCAGGGTGCTGTGCCAAATATCACCGCACCAGGAGCGGATCGTTATCAAATTAAACTTACTCTGACGGCTCGATCGAAAGTAACCTCAAGTGATAACTTTGTTTATACTGCTAAAATTGTTGATGGTGAAGTTGTATCGATCAATAATGGTAGAGGCGATTATAACAAGGTCTTAGATCTTGTTGCTCAACGAACCTATGAAGAGTCAGGCAACTATACAGTAAAACCCTTTGTTGCTACTTTTGAAGAAGATAGTGCCAATACGCATTTAAATCTTTTAGTTGATCCTGGTATCGCATATGTGAATGGATATCGAGTTCAACCTTTATCTTCTCGAATAAGAGTTGAAAAGCCGACCGATACAACTACTATTACTGATGCAGTTGCTGCGGCAAACTATGGTAATTATTTGCTCGCCGATAAAGTAAAGGGCGACTTCGATACGAATAACTTTGCTACTGTTGATCTAAGAAGCGATTCTGCTTATCTCGGTTCTACTATTGGTTCTGCTAGGATTCGTGCTGTAACGGATGCGCCGAATAGTGAGTATCGTTATTACTTATTTGACGTGAACATGAATTCTGGAAAGAACTTCCGTAACGTCCAATCTTTCGGTAACGACAGCAGTAATTATGTCAACATTGCTGCTGACTCAAGTCAAACTACTCTGACGGACATAGCGAATAATAACTTATTCTTCAATCTGCCTAATAACCGTCCGTCATTTACTGACACGATGCAACTTGATATGAAGGTTCATCGACGTTATACAACCACGGTAAACGGTTCGGGCGAAGGCACTATTGCTATCGCTGATGCTGGTGCAGGTGACGGTGCGTTTACAGACATTACAGACTGGATCGTAACAGTAGATAGCAGTGAACCTTTGGCATTTACAACTTCAGGTTCAGTTACCAGTCAAACGATTACGGTCGGCGGATATACTAGCGGAACGATGAGCGTACAAGCATTCGTTCAACGCCAGAATATCACTGAGCGAAACAAGGTTCTCACCAATTCTACTGCTGATCTACTGATCGAGAGCGATGGCACAGGAACTGCGTATCTGAATCTTGGCGAGGCAGATATCTATCGCTTAAACAGCGCAGTAGATAGCGCAGGCAATGATGTTTCTGTTGACTATACTTTGGACAACGGGCAACGCGATAACTTTTATGCCCTCGGCAAATTAATTTTAAACACGGGGACTACGCCACCTGCTGCTAGAATTTCAGTAGACTTTGACTACTTCGAGCACAGTGGCACTGGAAACTATTTTAATGCCGCATCCTATAATAACGGTGGATTTGCGTACAAGGATATACCAGCTCATCGACTTCAAACTGGAGAGCTAGTGAACCTTCGAGATGTCTTAGATTTTCGTTCACGAATTAACGATGCTGGAACTGGTTTCTCTGGTACTGGCGCAGTAGTAAACGAAGTCCCTGAGAATACATCACTCTTAGACGGTGATATGAAATTCTACCTTCCTCGAAGGGATCGGCTGGTAGCAAACTATCTGGGCGAAGTAGAGTATTACAGAGGAACTCCAAGATATAATCCTGAGTATCCATTGGTTCCGCAACCTTACGCTATGAACCTCTACGATATTCAGTTGAACGGAAACACTTTGAATGTGAGGGATACCTTCCTCGATTATGTGGACAACAAACGATATACCATGAGGGATATCGGAAGACTTGAACAGAAAATTGAAGAAAATAGAGAGTCTATCAGTTTAAGTCTTCTCGAACTTCAGACCGAGAACTTGGAAGTTTTGGATGCGAATGGAAATAATCGCACCAAGTCTGGTTTCTTCGTCGACAACTTTAGAAACAATATTTCGCAGGACACGCTTTCAAATGAGCATACCGCAGCAGTTGATATAGAAGCATCCGAAATGCGTCCTTCCGGCAAACAAGTGCATGTTTCACCAGGATATGATTCTGCTTCAAGTAGTAATGTAGTATTGAAGAAAAATTCAGTATTCTTAAATTACGACGAAGAAGTTTACATTGATCAATCCCTCGCTTCAGACTTAGTCAACGTCAATCCATTTGATGTAATAAACAATGAAGGGTTTGTGGTCCTAACGCCTGAACGTGACGATTGGGTGAATACCACATTAATAGAAGAAGTGGTCGATACGGCATCTGCGGTTTTAACTACGGGTCAAATATTTCGAAATTTTGATAGAGTTGATCCTAACTGGCTCACATGGGATTGGGGTTGGTGGGGTAGAAATGGTTTTACTGGTACTGGCAGAAACAATACATTGGGCAGTCAAGCAAGCACCCAATCCACTAGAGAATTTTTGAGAGCAAACAATGTAACGCTTGACGAATCGTCGCCGACTATAGGAGAGTTAACAAGGACATTATCGCGAATTGCGATACAAGTCGAAGGTCAGCAGACTGAGCGAACAGTACAACAAATATCTGTTCCCTTCATGCGTAGTCGCGAAGTAGCATTCATTGTTAAAAACGTGCGTCCTAATACTCAGCACTTCGCATTCTTTGATAATGTTGCTATGGCCAGTTGGGTTCGCTCTCTAAACACTAGCGATTATAATACGCTTCTTAGCAATATACGCAGCAACCCAGACTATCGTATTATTCCTAGCACAGGATTGACAGCGCATCCGGATGGCGCTACTACGTTAACCAGCGATGCGACCGGAACAATTAGAGGATCGTTCTTCTTGCCGAGTAATGAAGAACTCAACTTCAGGTCTGGAACCAAAACGCTAGCGTTCTATAACATAAACACCAATAACGCATCATTATCAGACTCTAAAGCATCTGCGGAATTTACTTCCACAGGTTTGGAAGAAACGATCACCGAAAGAACGAGTGATGTAGTAAGAATAAGACGTTATGACCCATTAGCACAAACTTTCTATAATGATAAAACGCACAGCATATTTGTTACGAGCGTTGGTGTGTATCTAGGAAGCGTAGATCAAACCAGAGATCTGACCTGCGAAATAAGACCAGTTGTAAACGGTTATCCTTCTGGAACTGAAAGATTGCGGCATGCTGTCGCTTCGCTTTCTGCCGCTGAGTTGTCTGGTGCTGCTTCTTCAAATGCTACTGTTAAAACAACTTTTACCTTTGAAAGACCTATTGAGTTGAAGGCAGAAACAGAATATGCTATCGTGTTGCTTTCTCAATCTACTGGTTACACAGTTTGGGTTGCTACTATGGGCAACTTCCTAGTCGGTTCGACAACCTTGAAGGTGGTATCGCAACCAACGTTGGGATCACTGTTCAAGTCACAGAACGGCACGACTTGGGAACCTTCTCAGAATCAAGATTTAACATTCGACTTGAGCATCGCTGACTTTACAAGGAGCGGTTTGAGCGGCGAAGCAAAATTTGCAATGAATGATTTTCCTAACTATCGTTTACGGAATAATCCATTCTATGTTGATTCAGCGTCAAACTCAGTAAGAGTTTACCATCCATTCCATGGAATGTTGGTGGGAGATAAGGTACTCATTAATCACTTCGATAGTGCGTCTGCTGACTCTGATCACCTTCGCGGTATAACCGATGGTCAGATTCAAGGTCTACAAACTATCACCGCAAAGGATGTGACTGGATACACATTTACCTCATCGGGCACTTCAACCAGTGGCGGATTCGGTGGTGGAAACTTCTGGCAAGCAACTCAGCAAGCACAGATTGATGTTCTCTATACTGGATTCCAAGTTCACAGACCAGACGCTTCTGACGCAACTGCTAAGATTAAACTGACAAGCGGTCAGTCTGAAGCTGGTAGTGAACTGGCATATGTCTACGATACGTCTTATACAGATATTGTGATTAACAGCAATAATTATTTCTCTGCTCGTAAGATGTTGGTGAATAGTCAAAATAAGACAGCGCAAAGCATGAGTGAATCCGATGACTTGCGTATCATTATGACAACCACTAACAAGTACGTGTCACCAGTGGTTGACGCATTAAATACTTCACTACACTGTATCACGAATATCATCGACGATCAAGACTCTGCTGGTCTTGGAGGCAATCAACCCTTGACCTATACTGCAGAAAATACTGCAGACGGCGGTTCTTCTATAGCAAAATATGTTACTAAGACCGTAACGCTAGAGAATGAAGCAGTTGGTCTAAAGGTTCTTATCGGTGCTAACAAACCTTCGGTCGCTTCGTTTGACGTCTACTACAAGACTGCAGGCGTAGATGAGACTATCGCTGATAATAGCTGGGTACTTGCCGAGGTCGATAACCTTTTGCCTTCTGACGACGATGGTGTTACCTTCAGGGAGTATCGTTATACTATTGGCGGAACTCAAGGAACGTTGGATCCTTTCGTGCAGTTTAAAATCAAGATTGTGATGCGCACACAGAACAATCTACTTGTTCCTCGCTTCCGAGATCTACGCGCGATTGCCCTGACAGTATGATATGAAGAATTATATACCTGTCAGCGGTAACTCCAACTTGGTCAAAGACCCTAGGAGTAATGCGGTGATCAATATAAATAATGATGAGATACGGGCAGCAAAAGAACGTAAAAAAAGAATGCAGGAAAAGGCGAAAGAAGAGCAATTACTCAAGCAAGACGTTCAAGATTTAAAAGAAGATATGTCTGAAATTAAGTCCCTGCTTCAACAGTTATTAGAGAAGAAATAATGGCAACGATATCGTTACAACTCGTTGATAGTTTTGCTACGTTGAGGACGAAGTTCAATTCGCTCTCAACGAATCTTGGCGATTTAACTCTATTAACGACCGACGCAACCAGTTCAATAGTCGCCGCAATCAATGAAATAGATAGTGCTTCAACTGTAGCATCAGGCAGAGTTCTAGAGGTTTATGATCGTAACGGAACTTTGTTGAATCCTTAATGGTGGAGTAAATTGTGGCAATCACTGATATACCATTAAGAATAAAAAACTCAAATGGTGACCTTCAGCAGTTCTCGACCTCTGAAGAAAATTTCCTCGCCTATCAAATGGGTCTCAACTTAGCATCACGCGGTGTAAATGCTAGTAGTGCTCTCTCGACTTCTTCTGATAGTGCTGCGCTCGTTGGTAGTTTTACTGATACGCAATACAATCAAATCGGTGTTTCGGGCGATAACGGAACCACTGTTGAGGCGCAAGAAACCATTTCTTACCTGTACCAAAAGACAGGCGCTGCGCCAATCGACGGCACGGATTATGAAACGCCGATAGGTTATAAAACATCTGACACGTCAATCAGAGAAATGGTTGATAGCGACTTGTTCGGTTTAGTTGATAGAACGCTTTCGGTTTGGGCCACGAATGATTATCCTGGTATATACAAATTAGACTCATCGGGGTTTTCTGATGGCGATTATGAAATTCATATTGATACGGTTTTCGAAGACAATAGAAGCAATGTAAACAATTTACAGACTGACTACCATATCTGGAAACGTACTTCTATGACGCCGCCAAGCGCCGCGAGACCTATGTTTGTCGTGCGTACTGGAGGGGGCGAATTTGCAGGCGGTGTTCGTGAAATGACGGATACGCAAATTCAATATACCTTTGGTCAAAGAGCAAGGAACCGTATCATTTCGTCAGGTATCGGCACCTACCAGTTGAGAGATAACACACAAGGCGCACCAACTGATCCAGGCACTTGGGTGGCAAAGGGTGTGGCAACTGATACCAGACACGTGATTGTTGAGACACAGTTTTCTGACACGTATGAATCGACGAGCGAAATACCATATAGTGCTCAGGTAGATAGGACCTACACTGGAAATTATGAATCTCAATACAGTAAACAATATGGCGCTCAGTACGCCAGACAATACACCAGACAATATGCTGGATTGGAGGGTTATACCACACTGTTACAGTATTCAAAGGGATACACAGCGCAGTACACCAGACAATTCGCTGGCGGATTGAACACTTATTATACAGGATTGGTCTCTTTCGAAGGAACTGCTCAGTATACAAGACAGTATAGCGGATTCATCATAGGACCATCTTTTGACGGAACTTACGTTGGCGCATTTACCGGAACATTTGGTGGCGGAACGTACACCGGTGTGTACTCAAGACAACGTGCGTATGTCGCTCCCGCTGCCACCGGTGGCGGCGGCGAATTTTTCATTGGAATATATGAATCTTATGCTAGTTTCACGGGTCAGTTTACCGGAGCTGCTTATCAGGGTCAGTATAGCTCCTCTTTTATCGGCACTTATGTCCTAGACGTAGAAAATCAATTCACCGGCACATACCAAAGATCTGCAATATATTCCTCTCAGGAGCAATACCTTGGAGTACTCGAAATACAGTATTCCAATAACTACGCGAGTAGATATGTTAGGCAGTATACTGGAAGCACAACTTATACCGGAACAAGGCAATACGCAGGTCAATACTCTTCGCAGTATACGCAGCAGTATACCGCTCAATTTGCTGCTCAATTTGCAGGGTCATACACCGGTCAGTTTGGCGAAATTTATGTTAAGCAATATGTTGGCGATCAATATATCGCTCAGTATGGTGGTCAAGTAGTCGACGACACTCAATCTACAGTAATCAAAACATACACTTTGTATGTAAGAACCGCATAATAGGATAGGAAAATGAATAAAAAAACTTGGCAGAGTAATGCTTATTGGTTAGACGATAAAGCGAAAGATTCTATTCGTGCGATTCTGACCTTTGAAGATGACCGTGGTCGAAAAGTCAAGCAAGAATTAACAATCAACAAAACCAACCCTACGACGAAAGAGGCAAACCCTGATTTTGTCGAACTGGTTGAAACGGTTGGTGATGACACTATCACTCAAAATACTGAAAAAAGAAAAGAACAAAAGCAAAAAGAAGCAGAGACGAGGGATAAGCGTCGAAAGGCAGAGAAGCAGCGCAAAGAGTTAGCAGAGTTGTTTAATGCTAAGATTGAAATTATGGAAGTCGAGGAGATTAAAAACTCAGACAACCGTGAATTAAAATCTAAGATTCGCCGCGCCAAGAGTCGTCTTGAAATGGAAATGTATGCGATACTGTTGATGATGAAAGAAACACAAAACAATGCAAACAGTGAATGAAAGTTATAACGGTTATCTTGTAGTTGCTTCTAGAAAATATTCTTACTATAAACTTGCTATAAATTGCCTAGAGTCAATTAAGGATTACTATCCGGAAGCCAATCTTTGCCTCGTCACTGAAGAAAAATTCTGCGACGGCAGGGAAAGAATTGCTGATCATGTAATCCATACTCAAGAAAGTCATTATCGCTCTAAACTTTGGGGCATGTCTCAAACTCCTTTTGATGTCACCATGTATGTAGACGCAGACATGGAATGCGCTCATGAAGATATAAGCAAGGTCTTTGATCTTCTTGGCGACAACGATATGATGTTTAAAGGTATACCAGAAAAGATTTGGCCGTTGGTCAAAGACGTAGTGTTTCCTGGCGGTATGTTTAAATACTGCGGCGCAGTGTGCCTTTATAGGTCTTCTCCACTCGTTAACGATTTCATGAAAGATTGGTATGAGTATTATAAAGGTCAATATGGCGGAACATGGTGGCCGACTAAAGAAGACGGCGTCACATTTGACACGGATCTCTATCCTTATCATCTAAGGCAGTGGGATCAATTCACACTTTGGTGGTTAACTGAAAAGGAAGAGAAGTATAAAGACCTCAAGACTGAACTCTTTGATGATGATACCGAAAGATTAAATGCTTGGGACACATTAGAGCGACTGGGGTTAGAACCCGAGGATCCGATTCTACTACACCGTTCATTGACTGCGATTAAATCATGAAAAGGATTCATAGATGAAAGATATACCGATACGAAATGAAGAGTTGATTGCTTTGCTAAATGAAGCGTGTGCGATTGCTAATCTTGATATGATAAAAAACCTTGCTCTGAGTAAACAAGAAAAAAGAAAAAAGTTTTTAAATCAAGAGTTTCATGTTGGAGAAGAATACAGAACTCGTATCGTTGATATGGGTCAGCATCATCATGGGTATCCTGAACATTTGGATGCGTTTAATCTAAACCTTGGCGGTGGCGTACCTGAGGCAGAAGTAGAATCGCAGATAAATCAAGTGGGGGTTGATCTTTATCAGAGGGTCTTAGATGTAGATAAAAAAATACAAACCTTCATAGGAACTCGAAACAACGCGCTCTTTACTGTTTATCCTCCTGGTGGATATATCTCCTGGCATAATAATGCGAACGCTCCTGGATATAATGTCATTTTTACTTGGTCAGAAAAAGGAGAGGGTTACTGGCAGCATATAGACCCGATTACCAAGGAAGTCGTCACGATACCTGACGTTATTGGTTGGCAGTGTAAGTCCGGTTACTACGGGCATTATGGTCAGAAAAACGAACTTATGTATCACTGCGCCGCGACTAACTGCTGGAGAATGACTATCGCTTTCGTATTCAATAAAAGTGAAATGGGTGAAGAAATGTCCAAAATGGCGCTTGAGGACATTTCAAATACTTATAAATAAGAATAAACACGGTCCCCACTCTAGAATTATAAATAATCAAAAAAGTGTAAGAGAGAAATGGCGCACTACGAAGATTTACAGTTTGATCAAGGTACGGACGTAGCAGTCGAGATTCATTTAGTCGAGACCGATGGTTCGAAAAAAAACTTGACGGGTTATAGTGCTGCTGCTAAAATGAAGCGGAACTATAACAGCGACAGCGCTGATACTGTAGATTTCAGTGCTCTCGTTTCTTCGCCTGCTACTGATGGTATCGTCACGCTTGCGTTGACTAATACGCAAACTGACTCGTTAGATGCTAGGCGAAGATATTTTTATGATGTAGAGATCTCTTACAACGACAGTGACGGTAATGCGATTATAGAAAGAGTCTTAGAGGGACGAATAGACATCAACCCATCAGTGACGAGGTAATCGTGTCTTATCAAATAAAGAACGTTGCTGTAGGTGACAATACAACTCTTGTAAAAAAGGTGGTCGTAGGACGACCAATTAGAAGAGTAAGTGGTAGTGGCGGTAGCGTCAGCATAGACAATATAATCGGAGTAGATACTTCCGGAAAAAGTGATGGCAGTCTTTTAATATACAATACTAGCTCAAGTTTATGGGAATCAAGTAAAACACTAGAAGAACAAGTAATTAACGGAGGCCAGTACTAATGGCAGCAACAATAAGAATTAAACGCTCGGGTACAGCTGGTAATCCCACAACACTTGCCCAAGGTGAGTTAGCATATTCGTATTTAACCGATAACGGTTCCAATGGTGGTGATCGCCTCTACGTTGGTACTGGAACTGAGACTGCCGGCGATGCGGCGAATCATGAGGTCATTGGTGGTAAACACTATGTTGACCTGCTCCATGGTTCCGGAGATCCAAACTATGGTACGTTGACAGCATCGACTGCTATTATCGTTGATGCAAATAAAAAGATCAACGAACTGCTCGTTGATAATGTTACCGTTGATGGCAATACCATTTCAACCAGCACTGGCAACCTTGTTCTTTCCCCTACAGGTTTCGTCGATGCTAACAGTAATCTGATTAGCAATGTTACGGATCCAGTAAGCGCACAAGACGCTGCTACTAAAGCATACGTTGACTTACAAGTTGGCGGTGGCGGTTTACAAATTGTTGGTGATACAGGTTCTGACACCGTAAATGTTCAGGACTCTTCTCTTGACTTCCAAGGTGGTACAGGTATTACCACTGCTGTCACTGACAACGTAGTCGATATTTCTATCACTAACACTGGCGTATCTGCTTCAACCTATGGTTCGGCGACTGCTGTTCCTGTACTTACAGTAAATGCCCAAGGTCAGTTAACCAACGTAACAACTGCAAATATCTCAACCGACTTCACTATTAATGGTGACGCGATTAGTCTGCTTAACAGCGATCTCACTATTACTGAAGGCGAAGGCATTGACGTTGCTTATGATAGCGATACCAATACGCTGACCATCTCTGGTGAACTCGCGACTACTGCTAACAAGGGTGTTGCTTCTTTCAGTAGCAATGACTTTGCTGTTAACACTGGCGTTGTTACGATTAAGACTGGCGGTGTTAGTAATACGCAACTGGTTAACAGTTCTTTAACGATTGGTACTGATGCTGTTTCCCTCGGTGGATCAATAACAGATCTGAACGGGTTGACCTCTGTCGATATTGATAACATCACGATCGACGGCAATACTATTTCAACCACGAACACGGATGGCAATCTCGTACTTGATCCAAATGGTACGGGAAGCATTGATGCTTCTAGTGCTGTCATTAGCAATGTCGGAACGCCAAGCGCTGCGGGTGACGCTGCTAACAAAGCATACGTTGATGGTATTACTGGCGGCGCTTCGATTGCTCTTTCTATCACGGGCGATACTGGCAGCGATAACGTTGCTCTTGCTGATTCTGCGCTCGACTTTAATGGCGGCACGGGTATCACGACAACTGTCACTGATAACACTGTCGATATTGCAATTACCAACACTGGCGTATCAGCTAATACCTATGGTTCTGCGACAGCAGTGCCAGTCCTCACGGTTAATGCTCAGGGTCAAATTACAAGCGCATCGACTGCTAGCATCTCGACTGATCTCACTGTAAACGGCGATACTATCAGCCTACTCGACAGCGACCTTACGTTTGCTGCCGGTGAAGGTATTGACGTTGCTTACGATGCCTCTACGAATACAGTAACATATTCAGGCGAAGATGCTACAACCACTAACAAAGGTATTGCTTCGTTTGCTACTGCAGACTTTGGCGTATCTACTGGTGCGGTAAGTCTTAACGACGCGGTTGTTAAATCTGTCAGTACTGATGGCTCGGCAGCAACTCCTTCTACGCATGCCTTTACAATTGCTGGTACTTCTGCCCAAGGTATCTCTACTAGCGGATCAGGCGCTACTGTCACGATTACTGCTGCGAACGCAACAACAAGTGCGAAAGGTGTTGCTTCCTTTAACACTAACGACTTCTCCGTATCAAGCGGAGCAGTTTCGATTAAGACAGGCGGTGTAAGTAATACTCAACTTGAGAACTCAAGTGTTACCGTAACTGCCGGCAACGGTCTCGGCGGTGGCGGTGCGGTTTCCCTCGGCGGTTCTACCTCTCTAAGCGTCAACGTTGACGATAGCACGATTGAGATTGCTACTGATACGCTACAAGTTAAAGACGCTGGTATTACCAACGCGAAACTTGCTAACAGCAGTGTTACGATTGGTTCTACTGAGATTTCGCTAGGTGGCACTTCTACTACACTTGCCGGTCTTACTCAGGTTGACATTGATAAC